GTTGAGTATCTTGAAGCGATTGCTCGTGGTGAAGTTCCACGTTGGGATAGTGATAAGGGTGGTTATGTTTATGGAAATGACGAACAAAATACCGAATCTTTCGGTGGTGGAAAAACGGCAGTTCCTTACACTGACCCACAAGCTAACTCAGAACCTGACGAGGAATTACCATTCTAAAAACTATAATGTGGTACGGGTTCTGCCCGTACCATTTTAATTTAATAATATGAAAATAAGAAAATTGATGTACGAATCTCTCACTAAAAAGTATGAGAGTGAAATTGCTGAGTCTGAGGCTACTTTAATGGTATACATGGAAAATGCTGTGGGTATCGGAGAACATCCTCAACACTTAGAAGAAATGGATAAGTTTGTTGAGAAATTGGCAAACGCTAAAGACAAATTGGAAACACTAAAAGAATTCTACAGGTACAATTATGGCAATTAAGAAAAACGATTTTAATTCTTTTAAGAAGAAGTTTTCAACCTCTGCGAAGTACAAACCACAACGTTTTTTTGATTGTGGTCCTGACTTCTTGGACGCTGTAGGTCTTCCCGGTCCGGCTATTGGACATATCAATATGTTCTTGGGTCACTCAGATACAGGTAAGACTACCGCCATGATTAAGACTGCGGTAGATGCTCAAAAGAAAGAAATCCTTCCTGTGTTCATTATCACTGAACAGAAATGGAGTTTTGAACACGCTAAACTTATGGGGTTGCAATGTGAAGAAGTTGTTGACCAAGAAACGGGTGAATTGGATTGGGATGGATTCTTTATCTTCAATAACAACTTCGAATACATTGAACAAATTACAGATTACATCAATAGTTTGTTGGATGCTCAAGAGAAGGGTGAGTTAGACTATAGTCTTTGTTTCTTGTGGGATTCTGTGGGTTCTGTACCATGTAAGATGACTTACGAAGGTAAAGGTGGTAAACAGCACAATGCATCTGTTTTATCGGACAAGATTGGTATGGGTATTAACCAACGAATCTCAGGTTCACGTAAAGCGGATTCAAAGTTTGAGAACACTCTTATTATTGTGAATCAACCATGGGTTGAATTACCTGACAATCCATTTGGACAACCAAAAATTAAGGCTAAAGGTGGTGAGTCAGTTTGGCTTAACTCATCTTTGGTATTCTTGTTTGGTAACCAAAAAGGTGCGGGTACCACAAAAATTACCGCAACAAAAGACAAACGAACTGTTAAGTTTGCAACTCGTACCAAAGTCTCCGTAATGAAAAACCACATCAATGGATTGGGTTATGAAGATGGTAAGATTATTGTTACTCCACATGGTTTCTTGGCGGGTAAGGATACAACTGAAGAGAAGGCATCTATTGAAGCCTACAAGAAGGAGCATTCTGACTATTGGAAAGAAATCATTGGTTCTGACGGTGATTTTGTGTTGAAAGAAGAAAAGGAACCAATCGAATAAACATACCCTTTGTGAAAACCTTATTAGTTGATGGAGATAATCTATTCAAAATCGGATTCCATGGAGTCAGAGACTTTTTCGTGGAAGGCGAACACATCGGTGGGGTATTTCACTTCCTCAACACAGTCCGTAGACAATTGGTCGAAAACGAGTTCGACAAAGTCATTGTCTTTTGGGACGGCAAAAACAACTCACAAATACGACGTGAGTTATATCCTGACTACAAACTAAATCGTAGGAACGATATGAACGAGGCTAAACTCGAGTCATATTACTTCCAAAAATCAAGGACTAAACAATACCTTGAAGAGTGTTTTGTTAGACAGGTAGAAATTGAAGGTAACGAGTCTGATGACTTAATTGCACATTATTGTTCTATTGCTAAAGATGAAGATAAAGTAGTTTTTTCATCAGACCGTGACCTACTTCAAATCATTTCGGAGAATACTTCAATCTATTCTCCGATTAAAAAAATCAGTTACAATTTTGGGGACAAAATTAAATTTGGTGATGAACATATTCCTCACCAAAATGTTCTCATTTCCAAAATTTTATTGGGTGATAAATCAGACAACATTTTTGGTATTGACCGATTAGGTGAAAAAACATTCTTAAAATTTTTCCCTGAGGTACTTGAAAAAACCATTAATATTGATGATATTTTATTAAAAACAAAACAACTTTTAGTCGAACAACCAAACAACAAAGTACTGAACAATATCATGAACGGTGTAACAAAAAAAGAACAAAAAGGTTACAAGTTTTTTGAGATGAATCAGAAGATTGTTGATTTGAAAAACCCTTTGTTAACTGATGATGCAAAACAACTAGTAGAACTTTACTATTCGGAGAGTTTGGACCCTGAGGGTAGGACCTCCAAGAATTTTATTCAAATGATGCATCAAGATGGATTTTTTAAGTATCTTCCAAAAGATGATGATTCATTTGTAGAATTTATCAAACCATTCACAAAACTTACAAGAAAAGAAAAAAGAAAACACAAAAACAATTAAATTTTATGAAAGAAGAACAAGTAGTTAAGATGGAGTTCCTCCTTACGCTCAACAACAATATCGTTGTACAGCGTTTTTACAACGTGAAAAACTACAACCCACAGGCACGTCGTTCTGTTGAGTTGACACAGTTTTTGAAATACGTTGAAGAGATGTTGTCGGACGATTTGAAAATGAAAACCGTTACTTACATGATGGACAACCAAGATGCGATTTTCGACGACCCGGATATCCTAAACACATCAAACACAGATGGTCCTGAGTACTTTAATTTGTATGTCAAAATTTCCGATGAAATTATTTTACACAGAATTTTTGATGCAAAAATTTACCCACCAAAAGTAAGATATACGGTTGATGTACGTCCCAGCCTCAAAAGCATTTTGAAAGGTTTGACTGACATTTTTTCATACGAAAATTTAACCCATACTTATATGGGTTATGACCTAAGTCGGTAATATTTAATTTATACAAGCGACTCTATGACTAAGAATTTTGACTATCTCGGCAATACATTTCAACTACAATTAATTAACCAAATCATAGTAGACAAAGAGTTCGCACAATCCATTATCGACGTTTTAGACCCGGGTTATTTTGACAACAAATACTTTAAGTTGATTGTCCAAATGGTTAGGGAATACTATCAAAAATATCAATCAACACCTGGTTTTGAAACCTTGGAACAAATTGCCAAGGCGGAAATCACAGTGGAACTGGCGTTGAAGATTGTGTTGGACACTCTTAAGCAAGTTCAAAACGCTCCTTTTGAAGGAAGTGTCTTTGTTCAAGAAAAGGCTCTGAAATTCTGTAAACAACAAGAACTTCAGAAGGTTATGAACAAAGCTCAGAAAATTATCGACCAAGGTGATTTTGAATCATACGATACGGTCGAAGGTTTAGTTAGAACTGCACTACAAGTTGGTGTTAGAGAAGGAGGAACAACAGATATCTTCTCAGGTTTGGATGAAGTACTGAATGATGATTTCAGACACCCAATCCCAATGGGAGTACCAGGTCTTGATAGATTATTAAAAGGTGGTTTGGCAAAAGGAGAAATTGGTGTTATCTTAGCGCCAACGGGAGTTGGTAAAACAACAATCCTTACCAAAATTGCGAACAGTGCGTTTAATTTGGGTTATAACGTTCTTCAGATATTTTTTGAAGACAACCCAAAAATTATTCAGAGAAAACACTTTACGATTTGGACAGGAATTGAGCCCGACAAACTAGCGTTGGAGAAAGAATCTGTTATGGAAAAAGTTGAGGAAATCAAAAACACGATGCCAAATAAACTTATCCTTAAGAAACTTCCATCAGATACAGTAACAATGAATGAGATAAAGAACCAAATAAGAAAGAAAAGACTCTCCAACAGAAAGAAATGAAGTTGGCAACAATTGCAATCACTAAGTCTCGTATTGGTTCCGATGGTGTTGTGTTTGAGAACTGTAAGTTTGATAACGAACTGTTAGAAATTGATACTGAATCGTCAACAACTTTCCTTGGATTTGAGGAACATCAGGAAGAAAAGAAACGTGATAGGATTAAAGAACTCCTTGAAAAAAGAAAACAGAGAGAGCAACCTGCTAATTAATAATCTCTGAATAATTATACTAACCTAAATAAAAAAAATAATATACAAAGTATGGAAAATTTAACCGACATAACTCAAACTGACACACAGTATGTAATCAAAAGAAGTGGTGATAAAGTACCATTTGAAGTTGATAAAATACAAAATGCTATTGTCAACGCAATGAAATCTCTTGGTAAAGTAGATGTAGAAGTTGCAGAAAAAATTGCGAGACTGGCAAAGAAAAGTATTTTTAGAAATGACAAAACTAGAGTACCTCACGTGGATGAAATTCACGACACCGTTGAGAATAAACTTATGGATAATGGACTAAATGATGTTGCTAAAGAATATATCATTTATCGTTCAAAACACCAACCAAACATATTCACAAAAAGGGTGAGTTTGAAACCTTACGAGTACCCTGATTTGATTGAATATGTTGATGCTATTCGTCACTCTTATTGGGTACACACTGAGTTTAATTTTACTTCTGACATTCAAGATTTCAAAGTACACTTGAGTGAGAAAGAAAAATCTGCAGTTCAAAGAGCTATGTTGGCTATCTCACAAATTGAGATTGCTGTTAAAACATTTTGGGGGGACATTTACAAAAAAATGCCTAAACCTGAAATTGGTAGTGTAGGTGCAACATTTGCGGAATCTGAAGTAAGACACGCAGATGCTTATTCACACCTTATTCAATTACTTGGACTAAACAAAGAGTTTGAAAATTTGTTAGAGGTACCAGCAATTAGAAGAAGAATTAAGTATTTGGAGAAGTCAATTCAGAATTCTAAAGCACTTGAAAACCAAGAATATTTTGAATCTATAGTTTTATTTTCTATGTTTGTAGAAAATGTATCACTCTTTTCACAATTTTTGGTAATCATGTCATTCAACAAACATAAAAACGTATTGAAAGGTATGAGTAATGCTGTTGTGGCAACATCTAAAGAAGAGAACATTCATGCTGAGTTTGGGTTTGATTTAGTTAATCTTATTAAGAAAGAAAACCCTTCATGGTGGACAGATGGACTTGTACAAGATTTAATTAATGCTACTATGGAGGCTTATGAGGCTGAGTCAGAAATTGTTGATTGGATTTTTGAAAAGGGTGATATGGAGTTCTTAACTAAAGAAGAAACGATGGAGTTTATCAAACACAGATTTAATATCTCGTTAAATTCTATTGGTATTGATAAAGTGTTTGACGTAAATCCAAAATTGTTGGAAACTACTGAATGGTTTGATGATGAAATTTTGACAACAAAACACACAGACTTCTTTAATAAGAGAAGTATTAATTATAGTAAAAAATCGAAGTCGATTACATTGAATGATTTATTTTAATTTAAAAAGCGGTAAATAAGTAATATGGAAAATAGAAAACCTTTTGAATGGATTAATGAAGAATCCATCACATTTCTTCGTAGAGGATATCTCAGTGAAGGTGAAGAAGCACTGGAGAGAATTAGAACAATTGCGGACCACGCAGAAAAACTTTTAGGTATAGAAGGTTTTGCTGACAAGTTTTTCGAGTATATGGGTAAGGGATGGTATTCACTATCTTCACCTGTATGGGCAAACTTCGGTAAAAAAAGAGGTCTTCCTGTAAGTTGTTTTGGTTCAAATATTGGAGACAATATCGAATCAATTCTATACACTCAGGCTGAAGTTGGTGAGATGAGTAAGATGGGTGGAGGTACTTCAGGATATTTTGGTAATATCCGTGGAAGAGGTGCTGAAATTACTGACAACGGACACGCACCTGGTTCAGTTCATTTTATGAATCTTTTTCAAAGTGTGGTAGATAATATCTCACAAGGTTCAACTCGTCGTGGTAGATTCTCACCGTACCTTCCAATTGAACACCCTGACATCATGGAGTTCTTAGAGATTGGAACTGAAGGATTTCCTATCCAAGATTTGACACACGCAGTTACTGTGAGTGATAAATTTATGGAGGAAATGGTTAATGGTGATAAAGAAAAGAGAGCTGTATGGGCTAAAGTAATCCAACGTAGAGGTGAAATTGGATATCCGTATATTATGTTCTCAGATACAATGAACAATAAAGCACCTGAAGTTTATCGTGACAAGGACATGAAGATTTATAATTCAAACCTTTGTTCTGAGATTGCACTTCACAACTCTGAAGAAGAATCTTTTGTGTGTGTTCTTTCGTCTATGAATCTACTTCATTATGACGAGTGGAAAGACACCGACGCAGTTGAAACAATGATTTATTTCTTGGATGCTGTTGTTTCTGAGTTTATCACAAAAATTGATGACTTGAGACACCAAGGTACTTTGGAGGGTAAAAGAGCTTTCTTTTATTTGGAAAAATCGTACAACTTTGCTGTTAGACAAAGAGCATTAGGTTTGGGGGTTTTAGGTTGGCACTCTTTACTTCAATCGAAAAACTTACCTTTTGATAGTCGTGAAACAGCAAAATTAAACGTTGAGGTTTTTAAACTAATAAAAGATAAATCTTATAAAGCATCTGAAGAACTTGCAACTATGTTTGGTGAACCTGAAACACTTAAAGGTTATGGAAGACGAAATGTTACGTTGAACGCAATTGCACCAACAACATCATCGGCATTTATCCTTGGTCAGGTATCTCAATCAATTGAACCAATTTGGTCTAACTGTTATGTTAAAGACGTTGCAAAACTCAAGGTCACCATTAAAAATCCTGTTTTGAAAAAGTTATTGGCAGAACTCGGAAAAGATAACAAAGCTACTTGGGATAGTATTAAGAAACAAGACGGTTCAGTTCAACATTTAGAGTTCTTGACTGATGAGCAAAAACAAATCTTCAGAACTTTTGCTGAAGTTAATCAGGCATCTATTATCAACCAAGCTGCGGTAAGACAAGATTATATTGACCAAGCACAGTCTTTGAACTTGATGATTTCACCTGACATGCCTACAAAGGATGTTAACAAACTTCTAATGGATGCATGGCAATTGGGTGTTAAAACATTGTATTACCAACACTCTATGAACTCAGCACAAGCATTTGCGAGGAAGAAGTTAAATTTAAATGACCTACAATGTGTGGCTTGTGAGTCTTAAACAAACAACTACTTAAAATTAAACCCGTCCTAACCGACGGGTTTTTTATTTCTTATAAAAATTGTAAGGGTATATTTATAGAATATGGCTGAAGGTATTACATATGGTTTAGATTTCCCGTTTGCAGATTCTACTCAAGGGGATTACTTAGCCCTAACCGAAACTCAGTATCAACAAATAAGAAGTGACTTATTACATTTGATATTGACAAGAAAGGGTAGTAGGTATTTCTTACCAACTTTTGGTACAAGACTTTATGAGTATTTATTTGAACCATATGACGGACTGACATTTGATGCAATAGAGGCGGATATTCGTGATTCTGTACAAACATTCATGCCAAATTTATTACTAAATAAAATTACAATAGAACCAGCCGACTCTTCAGAGGAAGTACCGTTGGCTAAAGGTAGTTTGATTCCTGGTACTGCAAGAGATTACGTTTATAGAGTACCGGGTAAAGGAACATCAGAATATACTGCGAAAGTTAGAATTGACTACACGGTGGACAATTTGGCTTTTGCACAAAGTGATTTCGTAATTATCAATATTTAAACATAGATGGCAAATAATAGAATTTCATACACAGTAAGAGATTACGAAGGGATTAGGGTAGAGTTACAGAACTATGTTCGTAGTTATTATCCTGAATTAATACAAGACTTTAATGATGCTTCGGTATTTTCTGTATTCTTGGATTTGAATGCGGCGGTTGCTGACAACCTACACTATCATATTGATAGAAGTATTCAAGAAACTGTATTACAATATGCACAACAAAGGTCATCAATCTATAACATTGCCAGAACTTATGGATTAAAAATACCTGGACAAAGACCATCTGTATCTATTGTAGATTTTTCAATCACTGTACCGGCTTTTGGAGATAAAGAAGATGAGAGATATTTGGGAATTTTAAACAGAGGCTCTCAAATTTTTGGTGCGGGTATTGTATTTGAAAACCAATACGATATTGATTTTTCATCACCATACAACTTTTCTGGATTTCCAAACAGATTAAAAATCCCTAACTTTGACGCTGCGGGTAACTTAGTTAACTACACCATAACAAAACGTGAATTAGTTGTTAACGGGATTACCAAGGTGTTTAAAAGAGTTATTACACCTGCAGATGTTAAACCATTCTTTGAGTTATTCTTACCTGATAAAAATGTATTGGGTATTACAAGTGTGTTATTAAAAAGTGGTACGAATTATACAAACACACCATCTGCTGCCGAGTTTTTAGGGTTACAAAATAGATGGTTTGAAGTGGATGCCTTGGCTGAAGATAGAATTTTTATTGAAGACCCAACAAAAGTTTCTGACCAACCGGGTATTAAAGTTGGTAGATATATCCAAACAAACAATAGATTTGTTT